TAAACGTGATGGATATGTGCATCCAATTCATTCCAAACTTTTGCTCTTGATTGAGCGCAATTCCAATCTAGTGGCATCAAGAATAATAATCTTGCTGTGGGATTATCGGGATTGAGTAATTTGAGTGAGTGCGCGATCGCCTCCATGCACAAACTAAATGGTGGATTAGTAACAACCAAATCATAAACTCTTAAATTGCCTTTGATTGTGAATGTTTCAAAGAAATCCATTCCTTCCCAGACGACTAAGCCACGATTACGTCTATCGTTCCATTCAAGTATTTTTCGAGCGCGAGATGGCTTTATTTCTACTGCGTCAATATTGCGATCGCTGGGCAGATATTTAACAATTTGTCCACTTCCTGCAAAGGGTTCAAGGATGTTTTTGTCTGTTGGTAATACTAAACTTGCGATCGCCTTAGCTTCTTTGTCAGGAGTCTCGTAATCGTCGTTAGTAAACTCTTCAACTGACTGAGATAATGATAGCTGATTCATACAATTTTGTCCAGTATTTTTGCTCTGAAGTTGTGAATATTTTTGCAGTATTCTACAGCTGATTTAGGACTATGAGAATAAAGACTTTTTACCATTTGAATTTGCCCTGGTAGCAAATCAGGGAAGTTTCTCAGGATTTCGTTAATCCCAGGAACTACTTGTTTTTCCTGTGTAACTTTAGCAAGGCGATTCTTTATTTCATCCTCGCTCACATTGAACAACTCGGCAGTTCTTTCAACGGGATTATTGCTTATTCTTTTAAGAAGAATAGCGTCATCTTCAGGAGTCCATATTCTCGGTTTCAATGGCTTCTCTTTTAGTTGCTGTGGAATAGGCGATCGCCCATTAAAGAGAACTGTTCCGCGCATTCGTCTCTTAATTCTTCTGACGGTTGCTTCATGGACATCAAGTAATTCTGCTGCTTCTTTTGAGGTTTTTTCTAAGCAGATTTTTATTTCAGAATCCGTAAGGTTCTTATGCTTTCTTATTTTCTTGGGACTAACACCAAGAACTTCGCACCGATGCTCTGCTTGTCTTCGAGTAACTTTCAGAGTTTTACCTAGTTCTGCGGTAGTGAAATTACTGCCGAAATTAATTAAGTATGAATCCTCTTCAGGACTCCATTTTCTTCCTTTCATTCTTCTTCCTCATACTCTTCTAGTTGCGGATAGTTTGTGGCTGTTTTATTGAGTGCTGTAAACAGGCTTCTTGTGATATGCCTTTCTACTTCCAATAACTGAAACTTTTTCTTGGATAATGCTTCTTGGCATTCCCCGTATTTGACAATTGAATTTGTAGAAGCAGCGGCTAAATAACAAAGTTGCAGTATTTCTTGTTGAAGCCATTCTTGCTGTTCAAGCATCATTCTTAGGCTTGGATTCTCGTTCACAGGTTTGACTCCTTTTCGATTGGATGCCCAAGTGATGAATCTAGTGATAAGCATTTTGACAAGTGAATGCGATCGCTTTCCAATGCTTTTAAATTGTCTAAAGTCTGGTTTATATACCATAATCTTTGTCGAACCTCTCTCAATTGTTGGTGGTAGTAATCGCCGTAAATCTTGATGTCCTTAGTAGCTAATTCGTGGGAATATTTTTCCTGAAGCTGTTCTAGGTAAATTTTGAGTGTTTCGAGTTTGGTAATGTCCATAAAAACAAAAGTTTCGGGAATATCTAGCTCTTCTAAAGTGAAATTAGATAATGATTGGGAATCAAAAGCGATCGCATCTTCCCGGACAACTGCATGATTGTCATAACCTGCATTGACATTTTTGAGTTGATAGGAAGTTAGGGTGAATGAGCGATCGCTTATTTTCTTCATTAGTATTGGGGTTTGACTAAGTTTTTGAACTCTGCGAATTGAGAATTGAAAAGTAATTTAATTACTCCCGTTCCGGTATCTCTGCCTTTGGCAATATTTAATTCTGCAATGCCTTTGTCTGGAGTATCTTCGTTGTAATACTCATCTCTGTACAACAAAAATACAAAATCTGCGTCCTGCTCCAAAGCCCCCGACGCTCTCAAGTCACTCATCATCGGTCTTCTGTTTGTCCGCGCATCAACACCTCTATTTAATTGAGCTAATCCAAATACCGGACACCCAAAGCCATCCTCTTTAGAAGATATTTCTTTGAGAAACCTCGATGCTTTTGTTATCTTTGCGTATTCATCATTAGCCCCTTCCTCTGTTCCTGCTAAGATGTGAATATGATCTATAAATATCGCGCCTGGATTACTACCCGTTGTAGCGATGAAACGGCGGATACTTGCGGCAACATCAAGAACATCCATCTTCTTTTTGTCGCAAATATACAAGTTTGACTGTTCTTTCTCGTATTGAGCCATAGCCAAAGAAACTTTCACCCAATCATCTTCTCTCATCATCTTTGGTTGTTTCAAGACAGTCCCTTCAATTCGACTTTCCTGCGCTATCAATCTCCTACATAACTGCTCCGCGTTCATTTCTAGGGAAAAGTAGTAAATATCTTTTGGCTGTTCGCGTGACATATTCGCGGCTGCTTTTAAAGCAAATCCCGTTTTACCCGAACCTGGCCTACCACCAACAACTATGAACTCATCTTCATTAAAGCCACCTGTTTTGTCGTCAATATCATAAAATCCTGATTTAATTGGTTGAATTTCCCCTGCCAGCTTCTTCTCCATTTCTGAATACGTTTCCTGCATATATTCAGAAACGTGAACCAACTTTGGGCGATCGTCTACGAGTGTTTGGGATAAGTTAAACACTGATTTTTGGGCTTCATCTAAAACCACTGAAAGTTTTATCTCTGTGGCATAAGCTAATTTGATGTTCTGCTGGGAAACACGAATTAACTCTCGACGCAAGTATTTCTCCATAACCAGCCCCGCTAAAGCATCAATATTCACTGCGGAAACTGTGCAGTCAACAAGTGCGGCTAATTTACTTCTACCACCGACTAGAGTTAAGTAATTTTTCCCAGTAACTTTATCAATCTTGTCCGTCAGCCACAATGTTACAAAACGTAAGTCAGTTGGCTTTTGCTCTCTATAGAGTTCAAGCATGGCCTCATATATTTTTCTGTGATGCTCAAGATAAAAGATTTCTGGAGAGATGCGATCGCATATTCGGGTGATAGCTTCAGGGTCTAGTAGTATCCCCCCTAAGATTGCTTCCTCAGCCTCAATATTTTGGGGTGGCAAGCGGTCAGGACTGTTGCTTGCGAAGTCTAGTTCATTTTCGGTAAACATGGCACTTTATCCTGGATTTTAAAAGGGGTTGTTGAAGCGAGTTATTTTGACCAGTCCCAAGAGGGGAATTTTTCTTTTGCAAATTCGTACCAAGGCTTGTTGTCCTTGTCTTTGGCGAAAAAGACTTCTAGACTCCTAGCAGCACGAAACTTTTCATGCAGGATTTCGTGGTATGAGTCATGCCACCCCTTGATATGCCTGGGAGTTTCCGCTAATTCCTCTGCTGATTCCGTAGAAACTTGGTCTACAGGGCGATCGCAGTAAGTCATTAAGTTTGTCCATCCACCCTTTGTTTGCTCCCACAGATTGATAGTTGCGATCGCCCAGTCATATTTTTGAGCCGGTGTAGCTTTGTCTTTTACTGCCAGTTGAGTTGCGAGTTTTTTGACAACTTCTGAGTTGAACGTTCCAAACTCTTTTGTTTTAGTGAGCGATCGCCATGGCCATCTCCATTGACTCCATTTGTATTTTTCGTTGTAGACAGCTAACAGTTCCGACGGTGGCTTTGCATCTGCCAAATCAGGACTATCTAAGCACAAATCTACTAATTCCCACACATTTGCAGCTTGGGCGTAAATGTTTTGAAGCGGGCGGGCGGAACACCCGTCTCCATGAGGGGTTATCTGTTTTACCGAAGATTCTGTTTTTGTAATCAACGAAGCGGTTGATTCTGAACTACTCCTCTCTTCCTCTTTAATTGAATTTAATTCAATTAAGTGCGCTTGCTCTTTTGTTAAAACAGACTGTTTATTAAGACTGTTAGAAGAATATAGATCATCCTGTAAATTCAACGACTCGTGCGTTTTTTTTACTAGCTCGTGCGTTCTTTTTACAGGTTCCAACGTTTTTTCTACTGACTCGTGCGTTCTTTTTACCGCCTCGGAATTTTCAATGCTTTGAGAGTTCCACCACTGATCTAGGGATGATTGAATTAACTCAGTATTGAACTTATATTCCTTGGTTCTGTCAAAGTCATGCTTTGATTTTCGAGAATCAATAAACTCCCATACAATAAGCTTCTTGAGCGATCGCCTAATGGAAGAATCGCCATAAGCGTCAAGCATACCTTCACTTATGTCTGTTATTGTCTCGTACAGCCATAAACCAGGCGGTTGCATTAAGGGTATATTCCCTCTTCTGCTTTGCTCGTTATAGCTTTCTACCCGCTTAATTTCTTCTAGTCTACAAATAGTCCAGAACTCAAAAAGACTGAGTATCTGGGATGCACAATCATCACCCTGGCAAATTGCCTGATAATCTTCGTGGCGATAAATGTATTTCCCATAATGCCTTATAAGATGTTTTGCCATTACACACCTCCAAAGATGTGCAACAATTCGCCCGATCGCTTGACGGGCATAGAAATATTCGATATCATCCAAATAACTCCTATGGCTTTGAGATGGATTAGGGGTCGCCCCTCGACTACTTGCAATAGTGCGGGGGAAATATTGAAACTACTCTGCCAATAACGACTGAGCGTGTTTGAGAAGTTCATCAGCGATCGCGGGATTACTGTCAAGACAGTGAGCGATCGCCATAAGTGAGGTTTGCAGTTTAACAGGAACTCTACAAACTGTAGTTTTTCCTGATTTCCATTTGAATTTAAACTGTGATTCCAATGGAACAGGGATTGGTTTTGGGTTTGACATATCCCTCTCTGTGTTCTATGTGAATCATGATACTCTAATCGCGTGTAACAAGTCAATAGGGAAGTCAAAAATCTTTTCATACTAAGTGCAAAGTGGTGTAGTGGATATGAAAAAAGCGCAAACTTATGGAGTTAATTCAAAAAACACCCCTTTCCTGGTTGCAGGTCTAGGCGCGATCGCAATTTTTCCCTGCCCCTGAAGTTCTGCAAGGATTTTGCTGACTCCTATAGTGCATCTCCTGAGATTCCCTAGATGCTGAGAAATTTCTTGTTTATTCTTGGGTCCATCCTTGAGAAAGTTCAAAATTTTGTGATGCGGTTGATTGTTGTTGAAGTCAAAAAATGCTTTTTCGTTAGTAGTAGACACAAACTTTTCTCCATGCTCCTGATAATCGAAACAGGAAACAGCATCACCTCTGACCACTAAAAACCGTAGACAATAACGTATGCTTGTCTTGCTTTTCTTGCCTTTGACCTTGCTATAGATTTCTGTAGCAGAAGTTATTTTATCGCTTGCATCTAAAATCGCTTTTACTTTTTCAATTGTTGGTAGGCGAGAAACGCAAACACCCCGATATTTCTCTAGAACTTCAGCATGAGAGTGATGAGCATAAATTCTATTTCTTTGTTTACCGACATAAACAATTTCCCCATCTTCTACCAACCTTGTTGTTGTTATCCAAGTTGAAGTCGGGAGCGATCGCAGCTTCCTAGCAATGTCTGATAATGAAAATCCTGCATTGTTTCTTTTTAGGAGATCAAGAATTTCCTTCTGTAATAAACCGCTGCCAAATTCCCTGTATAACTTAATTTTTTTCTTGATTTCCTTGGGCTTATTTTTGATTTCTTTGGGTTTATTTTTGATTTCTTTGGGTTTATTTTTGATTTCTTTGGGCTTATTCTTGATTTCTTTGGGTTTATTCTTGATTTCCTTGGGCTTATTTTTGATTTCTTTGGGTTTATTTTTGCGGACTCTAGGAGTTTTGAGTTTAGCTTGCTTAACTGAAGATGGTTCAGTTTTTGGTTGCGATATGATAGTCAACCGTTGTTGATTTCTCAATGTTGTGACGCAATCCAAGCATAATATTTTAGACTCAGATTCGTGATTACAGCCTCGATATCTGTGGCAGCTTCCACATCTTCCAAAAGTTTTTTCTATTTGTTTGACTGTTATATGTTCGAGTGTTTGCAGCATGGTAATTATTTGTAGTGTGTGGAGCGATCGCTAATTAAATGCGATCGCTTGCTGAACTTACGCAGATGGTCTAATCTGGTCAAGATAAAAGGCTTTAAACAATTTGCCTTTTACTGACAATTCAATGAAGCTCCACTTCGCTCCTGTGGGGGCTAAACTTGGGGTATAGAACTCATGGAAAATTGCCTCTACCCAACCATTTGCTTTGGGATGTTTATATTGAATCTTGTCCCCATTTTTCAGATTGGATTCTACTAATTGAGTAGATTGTGTTTGTGTTAGAATAGTCATTATGAGATTCCCCCTAATGCTTGTTGAATTGTTGTTTAGCAGGCATTATTTTTTGAGTTTGAACTACAAAAAATAGAATGCCGAGTAAGGTTATCAGCATTGATTCAAGCCCGATAATAAATAGAGTGAAAATCCACAAGTGATATTGCATGGCTAAAATAATGATTGTTGAGCGCTTGCTTTTCTTGCACCATCGAGATAGGCGATCGCTTCCTGTTGAAGTGCCATAACTAAGTCGTAATCAAAGGTATCTTGAGCGATCGCATAGGGTGAGGTTGGGCAAGGGTAAGCGCCGTTAATTTCACATTTTCCAGTGATAGTTATGCCGATATTCTCTTCTGTGTGTTTGAAGGAAACGCCGATTATTTGTCCTTCTTCCCACTGGATAGAATCAAGCCCAATTGCATTTATCAGAAGTGGTAAAAGTTCATCCATGCTGCCGTAAAATTCCTCCCTAGCTTCTTCTTTGGAGGTGAAAGTAGCGGAAAACCAACCGTCTTTAGCTTTGTCGTGAGCTACTTCATATTCGATGGTAATTAGTTCAGCATCTTCAAGTCTTTTTGCTTTTACTTTGGTAATTCTGCGTTCTGCTGATGGGCTTACAGTGGCTATTTCTTCTAGCGGTTCAAATGCTTCAAGATGATCAATTACTGGCTCTACTGGTTTTGTCGCTACTGCTGTTGATTTCATGATTTATTCCTTGTTTGGTTGACTAATTAATTGCAGGTGTCCAGGGTTTAACGCCTCTACTCCAACGAACAGATGGAGGTTCTTTCTTGCGCCCTGGCAGACAGAAACAAATAGTTGCTGATGGTGTGGTCATGCGGAAATATTGATGAATTTCCCCTGCTTCTCGCAACTCCTTAATTGAATCCCATAGCTCAATGTTGGAGATTTTCAGCGCTTGCTTTATCTCAATTGCGAACATATCGCCTTTGTTTAGTTGAGCAAGAATTTTGTCTTTTGTTAGTTTGTTTGTGGACATAAATAATTAGGGGCGATCGCTTACTTAACTTCTGGAACTACAAGCTGAAATCTAATGTCAGGCTCTATCTTTTTCTCACTTTGCAATTTTTCAAGGCAAATATAAATGGCGTTCAAGGTGTGATTCTTGTTGAACTTATTGGTAATTTCCTGGTAAGTGGGCTTCTCCCCAATAAATTCAAGAATTTCTGCTTCTAGATCAACTTGCTGCTGCATTATTTAACCTCGATTCAAAATGAAGCCCATAGGCTGTGTAGCCACCTTTTTGGAAAGATAGGACAGCGATCGCCCAAGCAGTTTTAGAGAATTTATTGCCATAGAGCATCCCCATTCCCTGTTTTTCAACTAAGTCTGCGGTGGCTTTTGCTTGTGTGGCCATTTCCTCAGAGATAAATTGTTGAAAATTTATCTGTTGAAGTCTCATGAAAACTGCGGCTTTTAGGCTGGGGATTTTGTCAGGTTCAATCCCTGTGTTGCGTTCTAGGCTGGGAAAACATTGGTCGCTTCTCCCTAATCCCAGTTGTCTTTGCTGCTTGTTGAGTTCACTGGCAACTGACATTTTGCGGCGGCCACTGCCGCGATGAGATTTAGTTTTCATGTATTCCTGTTGCTGCTGCTTTTTTCTGATCACGTATCTTGTCGAGGCGCTCTTTTCTTCTGGCATAGTTCCCGAATGCTTTGGGAGTTAGTTCTTCGGGAATAAATTCTTTTGGCTCTGAAAGTACGTGTAACTCCTCAACGGGTACGCCCTTACGCACTCGGTCATATTCGTAGACTGGGACTGTGTAAGCGATGCAAGCTCCATTCTTCATGTTTATTCCCCGAATATCATCTGACGGTTTCCTTCCTTGCTGGCAAATTTGGTTTTGACAACTTCTAGATGATCTGGCGTTAGTCGTGGGGTGTGGACTAGAGCCGGTTGACTTTCCCAAAATCCGCTATCCTTTCCATAGCCA